GATGATGAAGAAGATGAAAGTGGAGCAAGAAAGAAAAAAATGGAAGAAGCATTTGCTGAAATTGAACAGCAAATTGAAGAAGATGTAAATGCTCTTCTTTCTGGCGAAAATCTTTCTGAAGAGTTCCAATCAAAAGCAAGAACTGTTTTTGAAGCTGCTTTAAATGCAAGAACTGAGCAGATTGAAGAAGCGATTGTTTATCAATACGAACAGAAACTTTCTGAAGAAATTGAAGAAATCAAAGAAGCACTTACTGATCGTATTGATTCATACCTTGAGTATGTTGCTTCCGAATGGTTGGAAGAAAATGCACTTGCTGTTGAAGCAGGTCTGAAAACTGAAATGACCGAATCATTCCTTCAAGGAATGAAGGGTCTTTTTGAAGAACATTATGTAACAATCCCTGAAGATAGATATGATGTACTTGAGAGTATGGTAGAAAAACTTGATGAAATGGAAACTAAACTCAACGAGCAAATCGAAAAGAATGTTGCTCTGAATAGAAGATTAGCAGAGTCAGTTACCGATGTAATTTTTGGTGAAGTATCAGAAGGTCTTGCACTTTCACAAAAAGATAAACTCGCTTCTCTTGCTGAAAATGTTGAGTTTGATGGTGAAGAAGACTATCGTGAGAAACTAGTAATTCTAAGGGAATCTTATTTCCCAAGATATACTGGGGCTCAAATAGACACAACTGATTACATCGCAGAAGAAACAGACTATAGTAAGCAGGTTTCTGGTTCTATGGCCTATTATCTCGATGCACTTGGAAGAGTCGCTAAAAAGTGATTTATATATCATAAAATCAAACTAAAACAACACTTTTAACGAGGTAAAACAAATGCAAATGTTCAACGCAGAACATCTGCAGGAGAAGTGGTCACCACTCCTTGACTATCAGGGACTCGATACGATCAAAGATTCGCATCGTAGAATGGTAACTGCAGTTCTCCTGGAGAATCAAGAAAAATTCCTCCGTGAGGAAAGAGAATTCCTTTCGGAAACACCAACAAACTTTACCAATAGCACTGGTAGTGCTGCAGGTTATAGCGGTTCTGCTCAACCTGGTGGTCCTGTTGCTGGTTTTGACCCTGTTCTAATCAGCCTCATCCGCCGTTCAATGCCTAACTTGGTTGCTTATGACCTCGCAGGCGTTCAACCAATGAATGGTCCTACTGGACTTATTTTCGCAATGCGTTCACGTTATGTTAATCAGACTGGTTCTGAAGCATTCTTTGATGAAGTAGATACTACTTTCTCTGGACAGAATACTTCTAGAAATCTTACCACTGGAATCACAGATGGTTCTGTTGGACTTGGAACTACTGGTTCTCAAGTTGGTTCAAACCCAGGTATTCTTAGCCCAGATGCTGGAAGCACTGATGTAAATCAGCGCAACTACAATCTTGGCGAAGGTATGAATACTGCTGATGCAGAAGCACTTGGCAGTGGTGGTTCGCAATTTAACGAAATGGCTTTCTCAATTGAGAAAGTTACTGTTACTGCGAAATCAAGAGCACTCAAAGCTGAGTACAGCTTGGAACTTGCACAAGACCTCAAGGCAATCCACGGTCTGAATGCTGAAGCGGAATTAGCAAACATTCTCTCAACTGAGATTCTTGCTGAAATCAACCGCGAAGTTATCAGAACCATCTATAAGGTTGCTGAGTCTGGTGCTCAGTTCAATACCGCAACTCCTGGACTATTTGACCTTGACGTTGATTCCAACGGTCGTTGGTCTGTTGAAAAGTTCAAGGGACTTATCTTCCAAATCGAGCGTGATGCGAACGCAATCGCACAAAGAACTCGTAGAGGGAAGGGCAATATCATTATGTGTTCTTCTGATGTTGCTTCTGCCCTTTCAATGGCTGGTCTCCTTGACTATACTCCTGCACTGAATGCTAACCTCAACGTTGATGATACTGGAAACACCTTTGCTGGCATTCTGAACGGTAAGTATCGTGTTTATATTGACCCATATTCAGGTGGTGCTGGTAACCCTGCTACTGGTGCAACTGGTGGTCAGTATTACGTTGTTGGTTATAAGGGTTCTTCTCCTTATGATGCTGGTATCTTCTACTGCCCATATGTTCCTCTCCAAATGGTACGTGCCGTTGGTGAGAACACCTTCCAACCAAAAATCGGATTCAAGACTCGTTATGGTCTTGTTGCTAACCCATTTGCGGAAGGTAAGTCTGCAGGTACTCCTGAGACAGCACTTGGCCGTCTTGCGGTTAATACCAACCGTTACTACAGAAGAGTACAAGTTAAGAATCTTATGTGAACCATTGGTTCATATCTTTTTCAGACCTCCCGCAAGGGGGGTCTTTTTTTTATCTAAATACTAAAAAGTGTTCTGGTTAAATGAAATCATATAAGCAGTTCTGTGAACAGGCATATAACTGCCAAGAATTTTTTGGATTTAATCCTCCTCCACCAAAACCCATACCTGCTCCTAAGGAAGTTTTGGCATATAAAAATTATCAATCTGGGGTTTTAAATAAAGATACCGGAAAATTTACTCAAAGATCTCACACTGATGCAGAACAAAAAAGATATGGTTGGAAACCAGTGACAGTAAGTTCTTACAGTAAGGCAGATACTCCAGGATCTACAACTGCAAGTGGAGAGAAATTTTCTGATACCGCACGAGGAGTTGCAGTTCCTTATAAGTCTTCAACAAGTTCCAAACCATCCGTTCCATTTGGAACACAACTTCAAATGACAAAAGCTCCAGGAACTAAAGCACCTGTTGCAACGACACATTCATTTGATACTGGAAACTTTGGTAAATCTGGTCAATATAATAAAAGTGTAAGTTTTGATCTTGCAAGACAAACTGCTGCAGATGTCTCAGGAAATCCAAATATTACTTCTCAACAGTTTGGAAAACAAAAAATTTATGTTAAACAATAAAATTTTACTATTAAATTAAAGGTTAAAAATTATGAGTAATATTTTTTCAAGTCAAATTCAAAATAGAAATTTTTTATCTCCAATAGGATTTAAATTTATTTTATCAAAATACCCAAAAGTAGATTTTTTTTCAAATCAATCCAGTATTCCTGGAATTAACTTAGGAGTAGCAATACAAGCAAACTATTTTAAAAATATTCCCATTCCAGGTGAAAAACTTTCTTATGATGACCTTTCTTTGACTTTTATTGTAGATGAAAATTTAGAAAACTATTTAACAATTCATAACTGGATGAGAGGATTTGGATTTCCAGCAGATATAAGAGAATATCAAAATCTATTAAATCAAGAACCTACAAATCCTGGAAAACAAACCGCAAGTTCTGGTGAATCAAATGGGACTTTGATTATCTATAATAGCAATTTTAATCCAATAGTAAATGTTGATTTTGATGGACTATTTCCAATATCACTATCTACGATTAACTTTGATGCTACGGTACAAGATATTAATTATGTAACCGCAGAGGTTACTTTTAAATACACAATTTATGATATAAAACCAATAACAAAATGACTCTTGATGAAATTCAAAAATTATGGGAAGAAGATTCAATTATAGACCCAGATAATTTACATACTGAATCAATAAAAATACCACAATTACATTCAAAGTATCATAATTTTTACAATAATGTAGTTTTATTGAAAATGCAAGCAGAAAATAACTACAAAATAATAAGAAAAGAAAAATGGATGTATTATACCGGAAAAGCAGATATAGAAACTTATAAAGAAAATCCATTCAATTATAAGGTATTAAAAGGAGATATAGATAAGTATATGGATGCCGATGAAGAAATTATTAAGGCATTTTCTAAAATTAATTATTATGAAACAATGTTAAATTATTTGGATAGCATACTAAAAATAATAGTAAATAGAACTTATCAAATTAAAAACAGCATAGAGTTTATGCGTTTTAGTTCAGGATTGGGATAATAATGTCTGACTTGGTTATTGCAAAGAAAAATGAAGTTTATTTACAAATAAACGCGGAACCTCACATTTATTATGAGTTATCCGACCAATTTACTTTTGATGTTCCTGGAGCAAAATTTATGCCCCAATATCGCAGTAAATATTGGGATGGAAAGATTCGTTTATTTAATACTCAGACAGGAGAAATCTATGTCGGTCTTTTAGATAAAATAATTAATTTTTGTAAAAATTATGATTATACTTATGAATTTGTTGATAATAAATTTTATGGACTTCCATTTGAAGTAAATGAAGGAATATCAAAAGAAGGAGTTAAAGACTATATTACCTCAATCAGTCGTCATACCCCAAGAGATTACCAGATTGAGGGTGTATATGATGCTTTAAGGCATAATCGCAAGTTGCTGGTCTCTCCAACTGCCTCTGGAAAATCTTTAATGATTTATTCAATCATTCGTTATTATGTTGAAAAATACCAAAATATATTATTGATTGTTCCTACGACTTCTCTTGTGGAGCAAATGTATAAAGATTTTGAAGATTATGGTTGGGATGTTGGTTCTTTTTGTCATAAAATCTACGCTGGAAAAGAAAGGCAAACAGATTCTCAGGTGATTATTACAACTTGGCAATCCATCTATAAACTTCCAAAACAATATTTTTCAAGAT